ACCTGCGCGGTTGTAGTCGATAGAACCCCGTGAAGTCACTGTATTTTCTGTCCCAAAACCAACAAACTGAGCGTCGCCCGTTGTCGTTGCGTTCCAAAAATATGCGGTGTATTGACTAAAAGTTGTGTTTTTACCGGTTATAAGACCAGAAGAACTAGTCGTCCCCACCAGCAAATCACCCCCACTCGTGATGCGGGCGCGTTCGGTGTTGTTGGTGCCAAACGTGATCGAGCCACTCAACGTATTCCACAAGTCAATGGTGCTGGTTGTGCCACCATAACCAAGGTATCCCGATGTCGCGCTATTACTTCCGCCAAAACGAATAATGGATACAGAGCCAGTGGTCAGGTCGCCCGAAGAAACAACACGAACTTCCGTAGTGCTGCCACCCGCAACATGCAGACGAGTGCTGGGACTTGTCGTCCCCACCCCCAAATTCCCACTCGCATCCAGCGTCATCGCCTGCGTGAAGGTGATCGCGTTGCCTGCGGTGCCGGAGGGAGCGGTGGACCATTTGTGCGCGCCAGCATCTTGTTGATACTGTGCGGCAGTTGATGTGGTGATGTATTTCCAGCCAGAATTAAAATAGGCGTTGGTGTTGATAAAACCGCTGTTGCTTGCAAAGCTAATTGCTTTACCGCCTTCAATTTCCAAGCACGCATCGACGCCCCAAGCACTCGGCGTCACCCCCAAGCCGAGGTTGCCGGAGGCGTCCAGCGTCATAGCGCGTGCGCTGTTAATCCCAAAAATTAAACTGTTCGCCCCACGGACGTTGATGCCAAAGTCCGCCGCGCCGGCTGCGGGGGAAACGATGTTCGCGCCGCTGCCGATGTCGCCAATCGAAGTGCCGCTGTTCTGAAAGCGAAGGAACCCGCCGTTGGCATTGGTCGAGTTGAAGTTGGCAAGCAGCGCGGTTGAGCCGGAATCAACAGAGAGCCTTGCTGACGGAGAAGTCGTGCCAATGCCGACATCACCAGACGCAGTGAACGTACCAGTAACGCTGCTGCCTGACGCCGTCCACTTCTGCACCTCTGCCGTTTGCACGACAAATCGCGTGTCCGACGTCCCAGCGCGATAGAAGCCGGTGCCAGTCTCATCCGCCCAGGCAATGCCTGGAACCGTGCTTGTGCCGTTGGCGGCTCGGAAGGCACCCGTCATCCCGCCCGCGCCCGTGCGCGACAGCGAGTTAGTCATCTCGCTAGCAAGATCGCTCAGCGTCGTATTGGCCCAAGACGACTCGATCGTCGTGCCGGATACGACTGGGTTGCCAGTCGGTAACGTATATGTTCCAGAACCGTTGCGGGGCATGTCTTACTCCTTTACTGCATCCCCGCCGCTGCGGGTGCGCCACGAAGAATTGCAAGCAGTTGCTGCTGAGCTGCGGACAGAGGCTCTCCGCGTGCCAATTGCGCCTCAAGCACCTCAATCATCCGCTGCGGATTTTGCAGCGCTTCGGCAAGCGCCTGGTCGCGGTTGCGGGTTGCCATTGAACGCAGCGCGTCTATCGCGGTGCGATTGACAGCGCCAACAGGCCCAGAGCCCGTCAGCAAAGCATCTGCTGCGTTGCCAGCCGCCTCAGCGGCGAACGTATCGCTTGCGGTGTTGCTGCCGCCGCCAGCCGTTGCGCTTCTCTTAACGCCCTGGACGATGTTCTGCTGGCGCAGAGCGCCAAGGATTGCCTCGAGGCGGTCGTTGGCAGTCGGGTCAAGCACCAACTCACGACGCGGGCCTCGAGCGGCGTCCAGAGCCCTGCCAAGGCCAGCCTCGGTAACCTTTGGCACATCGCCGGCAGCATCGGCAGACACGCCTCGCACGCGCCCCGTGGCGGGGTCGACAAACGACTCACGCACCTTGCCTGCAGCCTGAGAAGACCTGACGATGTCAGAGTCGCGCTTATATCCAGACAGCACGCTTTGCCAACGGTTGTTTGTCGCGTTGTTGAGGATGTTGTCGACCTGTTGCAGCACGCCCATCGTGGCGGGGCTTTCCCGCGGCGCAGCCTGATAGGCATTGGTCGGCACCATCGGGGCCTTGCTAGCAAGGTTGGCGCGAATGGTTGCCAAGTGCTCAGGCGTAAAGTCAGGCCCAAGCCGGTCGATCTCATCCGACAGCTGCGTCAGCATGCTGCGCACTGCCGGGTTGCTGGCTTCGGCAGATCGCGCAGCCGCATCCAACGACGACCTGAAGGCGGACAGATCACGAGCAAAAGCAGGCGCGTTGATCGTGCTCATTGCTTGGTTGTAAAGCACATCCCTATTGGCAGAGCGCGCTGCGCGCTGCGCACCGACGTTCTCAGCGCCTCGCGTCGCCCGCGTCAGCTCGTCGTAAACAGAGCGCGCTTGCTGCTGGTCAAAGTCGTACCAGTTTGCCCCGCTGCGAGCGCGAGAACCTGCCTCAAGGCGCGCAAGTTGCGGGTCTGCTAGCTGCGCTGCCGTTGACAGCGGAATCGGTCCCTGCCGGCCTTGGCGCAGCCGATCAATCGTCTGACGCAGCACCGTCTGGTCGCCAAGCTCCTGCGCGAGCTGCTCGCCAGCGCGCTCGGTGCCGCCAGACTGCGTCACCATCCGACGCACCTGGTTGCCGCCCGCCAACACAACAGGCGTAGTCGCGCTCAGAATGGCACCGCTGGCCGCATTGACTGCTCGAGAATCGTCCTTGCCAAGAGGCTCAATTGAGCCCAAAGCAGCGCCCGTAAGCGCCGCATCAGCCGCAAGAGCGCCCGTGCCAAGGCGCGCCGTCGTTGGGGCAGCGCGCATCATCCCAACAGTACGCGGCAAGGATGTGACGGCTCTGGTAGCCGCGCCAACAGGCAGCGCCAGCGTCGGCACCACATTGCCAGCGACCTGCAGCGTCTTGCCAACCAACTCGCCACCAGGCGTGGCCTCGGCCAGCGCAGCATCGCGTTTGCGCTTGTCTTCGACTTCCTGACGCATCGCGGCCTTCTCGGCCTCGGTGCCCGTCATGTCGGTGTACAACTGACGCACGCCAGTCGACAGATCGGTCATGCCTGCGCCGATGTTGGCGAGCACTTTCTGAGTGCCAGACATGTCATCCAAGACGCCCTGCTGCAACCTTTGACGCTCGGTGTCGAAGTCCACCATCGAGAAAAATCGGCCAGACGGAATGTCTGAGTAATACTTCTTCCGCAGCGCAATGAGCAATTGATCGTCAGGAACGTCTGAATACATCGGGAACTTAGCCCGAACTTCAGACATTTTGATTGTCTGATCCATCAATTCCTCCGTTGCCTAAGTCCCAGGGGGTCCGCAGCATTGTCTGCTGGTTGAGGCGCAGAAGCGGGTCCGGTAGCCGGCGCAGACCCAGGCGGCGGACGCATTGCCCTGCCAGCGCGAGCCTTCAGCGAGTCCATGTAGACCTTGTAGGCGTCCATTTTCTGCTTCACAACACCAGGCTTGTCGCCTAGTTGCGGCGTCAGTTCTGCAGCCTTTTGGCGTGCTTCAGACTCGTTGACGCCCGCGCCTGTCGCAGCACGCAGCAGAGCCTCAGACATAGAGCTTGCAGCCTGTACAAACTTCTGCCGATCCTCGCTGCGCATGGTGTTGGCGATGTCTTCGCCAAACACCGGCAACGTGCCGACAACACGCTCAGACACGCTCGGATAAGCCGCACGAGGATTTGTCTTGGTGACGTCCTCGATGTTGCGCACAGCGTTGTTTGCCTGCGCAAACCACCCAGCCGCCTTGCGCTCGTCTTCAGTTGGCTCGCTGCTGCTGAGCTTAGGTGCTACCGTACCTTGGAACGGGATGGCCTGACCTTGCGGGCTATAGGTAAACAACTGCCCTGCGTTGTTGCGCATGATCGGCTCGCCATTTGGGCCTGAGCCAATCTGCGTCGCAGCTCCAGCGCCTAGCGCCCCGCCGCCTGCCATCATGCGAGCGGTCTCGGCGTTTTGGCCTGCATACTGAAGTTGGAGCCGGCGGAACTCATTAAGAATGTCTTGCTGTGCAAGCCTGTCCTCGCGCCGCTGCGCTTCAGTCTCTTTGGCAAGAGCCTGAGCCTCAAGCGTCGCGGCCTGCTTCTCAAGCGCCGATACCTTCTTGTCCTTCCGCGCAAACGGATCAACGATGAACTGCCCATCAGGCGTTAGCACGCCCGTGCCAACTTTCATCGGGTCTTGCGCGGCCATTGCACGCTTGAGGTACTGAGCCTGCACAGGCTGGAAGCTCTCGCCAGCAAACTGCGCCGCCAAGGCATTCAGCATCGCATTGCTGCCTTGTTCTCCACGCTGGCGCATGTACGCCTGCATGCCGCTCATGTCCTCGTCCGCCGACTCCATGTCGGTGATTTGCTTGCGCATGGCTTCGGCGCGCTGGCGCAGGGTCATCGGCAAGGCCGGCGCTTGCGCTTGTCCAGGAGATACGGTCTGGGTGACAGAATCTCCGGCACTGACGGACTGCACCGCTCGAGGCAGAACGCTACCGCGTGACGGCGCAACCTGTGCCGATTCTTCGGATGCGCCAAATGGCTCATATTGATTGTCTGCCTTGCGTGCGCTGAGCGTCAGCCCAAGCGCGTGCATACGCGCCAGCAAATCTGGGTCGGTAACGGGTTCACCGCTCTTGAACAGACTAGCCAAGTCTTGATCGGTCAGCATCGCCATGTCTGCCCCTCAATGGTTCACGCGCCTGGATAGTCGTATCCAGAGTAAGAGCCGCCAGCCGCGCCCATGCTGCCCGATTGATTCATGCGACGCTTGCGCAGGTCTTCAAGCAGCATTTTCTGGCGGTCATTCATGCCACGCAAAGCATCATCCTGTCGCTTCTGCGCCTGTCCGGCCATGTAACCCTGACCCAACTGAGCCAGCCCCTGCGTAAACGACGGCGCAACGTAGTGCTTGCCGATCATCTGCCCCTGTGGAGACTCGGCAGACTGAGAACGCAGCGCATCGATTTGCTTTTGCTTGCGCATCATCTCCATCTCTTCCGGGCGCATTGCGCCCATCGAGATGAGGTACTCAAACATCAAGTCGTCTTGGTTCATCATCGACCTCCACCCAAACTGAACAGACCGTACGGGTTACCAAGCGCCGCGCTACCCAAGCCAAACAGCCCGCTCATAAAGTTCCCAGCGCCGGCCTGCTGTGCGTTGTACGCGCCCAGCGCAGCGTCGTAGCCCATTTGCGTTGCGCCCAGAATGTTAGGCGCTTCGGCGCGTGACGCAGCCGTGAACGCCGGCATCTGCGGCATCGCAACCTGCTGACCGCTCAGCAGCGCATTCATTTCGTTCAACGACATGCCGCGACGCTGCATCTGCTCAGCGATCGCCTGCTGGCGCAGACGGTTCTGCTGGTCGGCAAACTGCTGGTTCAAAGCCTGCTGTTGCGACGCCGCGGCGTTCATAGCACCCATGCGCTGCATGTCCAGCGCGCCGGCCTGACCAAATGCCTGGTTGCCAAACTGAGCCGACTGCAAATCCTCGCCAAACGCCTGCTGGCGAGCGCCCATGCCCATGTTGAACAGGCGCTGAGCCTCGTTGCCCGCGGTGTCCAGCGCGTTGTAACGCTCACCGGCCTGACGCTGCTGCAGATCAGCCAAAGCCCGCGTGTAGCCCTCAGAGCCAACCGTAAAGCCCTGATTGGCAAGCTGCGTTTCAAGCTGGTTTTGCTGGCGCTCGTGAACCGGAACCATCCGCTCCATCAGCGAACGCGCCACGGTGTCGCGGTAGCTTGAGTCAAACTGCGGCAGCGCCGGGTTGTCGCCAGTGTTTAGGTCAGTGCGCAGCCCAGGCGTGTAGTCGGTCAGTTGAGTATTGAGCCGGCTGGGGCCGGTCAACTGCGCCGTCTGCGGCAGAGAGTTCCAGTCAAAAGGCTGGTCGTACTCGCTCTGCACACGCGACATAAAGTCGCCGGCCAAGCCGCTACGCGACTGCTGCAGACCGATCTGCTGATTCAGCGCGTATTGCAGCTCAGGCGTAAGCGTTGTGTTTTGCTGCCAACGAGTGACGCGCTGCCCAGTTGCCGGGTCAATGTCGGCGGCAGTCTGCCAAGACGTCGTCCCCCAAGGCGTAATCTGCTCTGGACGATTGGCAAAATTCTGCATGTTGGTGACTTCTTTAGAAGCCTGACCCTGCTGTTGAGCCGCGCCGAGATAGTCCGGCGGCGGCGGTGCTGATCCTTTACCGCCCATGATTCACCCCTTTAAGGTATCGGCAATCTTCGGCCTTCATTTCAAACATGATGCAGTCAACGGTTTCCGCGATGCGCTTAAATCCAAGTCGGTCATTCATTTTCAAAGCCTCCAAATTATGCTTTGGAGTCAGCCCATAGACTGCTTCTTTGCCGCAGTCGATAAATGGGTAAGTAAACGCTGCGCGCCACAGTTGCCGCGTCAGTGAGTGCTCTGCCTCGAATGCAACGTGCATCCAGCACGCTTTCTCTGACCATGCGTTGTACGCGACAGCGCACGCGATCGAGCCGTCCTCGCGCATCGACGCAATGCAACGCAGGTCTGTGCTCCAAGGCAGGCGCGTGTGACGGTTGAGCCATTGCCATATGACTGGGTCTTGCTTTGGTTGATCCGTCACCAATCTCATAATTCATTTAGAACCAGCCACTCATCCCAACGCCGTCCGCAGCGCCGTATCCGCCGTAAGCGTCAGAGCCGACAGAGTCGCCAAACATTGCCGCATCCGCCGCTGCAATGGTCGCGGGAGAACTGAATCCAAACACATTGCCGTTTTGGTCAGAGACTGACACAACACCTGGCAACGCAGATGAATTTATGGCCGAAAGCGCATCTGCGGCACGCCCCATTGCATCAACTTGCTGTCCCGCAAGCGCACTGCCAAACATGCCAGCCGCAAAACTGCCAGGCACAATGCCCATGCCGCGCTCGCCGTAAGACATCATCCCCAAGCCCAGCCCAGCCAAATCCGAATTAATTCCTTGACCCACTGAGCCGCGCCCGCCAACAGAATCAGCACCAAAGTAGCCATCAGAGCCGCCAAAATTTTGCGTTTGGCTGCGAGGCGATCGATTCAATTGAACGTCTGGCGCAAAAGGAGCCTGCGACGACATCAATGTTGGATTGCGCAAATCAACAATCGACGCTGTCCTAAGCGGTTGTTTCGGGGCCTTTGGAGAGTAAGTAACAGACGGGTTAGGCAAGAACTCAACGCCGCCCGTAGACGGCATGCCCTGCTGCCCCGAACCAGCGCGCAGCGCCTGAATTAAATCGGATGCGTAGGTAGCCATTACATCAACCCGCCATTTTCGATAAGCATGTGAGTCGACAAAAACACCGTACCAGGTGCCCCGCGAACCTTCATGCGAACGCTACCGTAGTAGCCAACGCCAGCCGCGCCAACAAACCCTTGGTAAGTGTTTGAAGAGCCAACCCACACAGCGTTGTTCCATGTGGCCGTGTCCCACAGTGCCGTCGACTGCGGGATAAACGCCGGAGAGCCCTCAACGCTTGCAGTCGAAAACTGCGTGTTAACTCGCAGCTTCAGCTGCGGCTGTTCTGACGCAGTGAAGATTGGGCGCGCTAGGCCAAATTTCTTGACGTTTCCAGGCGAACCAAAATCTTGAAACGCCGTTTGTACATCGCCCTCAATGATGTCGCCGCCAGTCCCGGCCACAGCGACACCGTCCTTACTGCCGTAAAACGCACGCGCAACCTGACCGTTTTCAAGCCCAAAATACAGAACACCGTTGTAGGTGTTGATGGAATTTGCAGAAAGCCCTGAGAACGTACACCAGGCTCCGGTGCTCAAATTCATTCCGTACTGAACAAATCCCTGCTCAGTTTGCTTTGGCAGCTTAATAAGCAACAAATCTTCGGAGGCGACCGTTTGAACGCCCCACTGCTCAGTCGTACGCAATGACGTCACCAATGGGCCAAGCGCGTTTTGAATCTTGTCCGCAGGGCCGACAACGCCCTCGCCATACTGACCGTTGACCAAGCGCGACAGCGGAGTCAAACCCGTTTCGCTCAAGATCAGGACATCACCACCGATTGAGCTGTAAAAGCGTCCGTACTGGGGTACAGGGCCGATGTACCAGACGCCTTTTAAGGCGAAATTGTTCGCGCTTCCAGGGTCCGTACCCTGCCAAATAATGACGTCACCTTGAGAGCCGACGACAGCCATGTAGTCATCAATGCCGGCACCCGCATCCAGCGTCCAGTTGATGATCGCCTGCGCCCCGCCGCCGTGGCGCAACTGCGCGCCCATGTTGAATGGAGAAGAGCTGCCGGTGATTGAGTTGACGCTGTTGAGGTAGTAAATGTTTGGGTCGTTTGACGACGTAAACATAACGCGCTGCTTCCACACAGCCACGCTGTTAGGGCTAGGCGGCGGCGTTCCGGTCAACGTGCGAGCAACCCAGCCCGTCGTCGTGCTGTAGGTGTAGTACCCAGCACCAGGCGAAACGGCCAGCAAAAATGTGTCCGCGCCCGTCGAGAACATGACGGTTGCCCAGATGTTGGTCGTGCTGCCAGTTGAGCTGACAGCGGTGCTAGGCGTGCCGCTTGTGATGTCGTAGATGTTGCCGCCCGCAGCGCAAAACAACTTATTGTCTGCAGGATTTGGCGCGGTGTATCCAAACACCGACTTGACCGGCGCAGCACCACCGCCCACGGCGCTGCAGACGTACTGCCAGCCTTTGCGCAACTCAGAGCCTTGCCTGCGCGGAATCATGTTGTTCAACACCACCGCATCAATCGGTGGCATCGAAATGATCGGGTCGCGCACGTTAAGCCCGCCCACAGGCGCAGGGACGCTCACCAGTTGCGAATTCTGGCTAGCCGCAGCACGCCGAGGCGTCTTATATGATGCAAGAGGCACCAAGGCCATTTACACCCCGTAGCCAGTGTCGGGAAGGCTCGTAATCGCGTTTATGTATGGGAAGCCATACGTCCGCGACATCGTCAGCACCGGAGCGCCCTTCTCGTTGCCCTTTCGATTCTCGTAGTTGACCTGGAAGTCACGCATTGCTGCGCTGCTGTCAAAGCCCTTCATCTCGAGCCACTTCACACGCGCTAGCAGCGTCATCAAGTTGGCGTCCAACAGGATGATGTCGCCGTTTTTGGTAGCGCGGTTCTTGTACAGCGTCGCATCGTCAGCATCGCGCACCCACGCGATGGACTGGTACATGAACGTTAGCGTTTCCGCCGTCGTCGGCGGTGCCAAGATGTAAATCTTGTTGTCGCGCACCTGCCAGTAAAAAGACAGCGTCGGCAACGTCGTACGCACCAGCAACTGCTGCCACATTTGCGGCGAGATAGGCCCGATCGCGGGCCACTGGTTTGTGCTGTTCCATTGCGTCGAATCCAAGAACTCGTAAAAGTCCTCTGGCAACGCAAAGCCCTTCTCAGACTGCCCAGGCGTGTCGGCAATGATGCTGACGGTGTGCGTCTTGGTCAGCTCCTGCCAATCGGCAAGAGACAGCATGTCCTGGCCGGCGAGGTTTACCGCCTGCACCATCTGCGCAACCGCGGGATCAGTATCACCCGCGGGATCGGCGGGCGATGGATAGCCCACCATCGCCGCCACGTTTTGGACAATGGCACTCAGCGATGAGTCGTCAACGATCTGAAATGCCATTGTCTACCTCTTAGGCGTCTTGCAATTCTGCAGTTACCTTGCGCGACTTGGTGCTGCTCATGATCGCGGCCATCTGAGCCTTAAGCGTCTCAATCTCCTCGTCACGCTTGGCAAGCTCAGCATTCATTTGCTCAATAGGGGCATTGCCCTTGGCGACCTCGAGGAACGCTTTGGCGCGCTGCTTGTCCGCGTGGAACGACATGAACTTCTGGCCCAGACCGTCGTTGGCCTCAGCCAACTGCTCAACAGTGACGACCTTGAAGAACTTGTATTCCTCGACCTTTGCGGGAGTCATGCCAGGCAATGCAGATAACGGAGTACCCGACACAGCTTCGGCCTGGCCCGCTTTCCACTTGTCATACCGAGCGCGGAAACGCTGAACGTAATACTCATTCATCGGCTTGACGATGACGGTCGTTTTGTCGCCAGGCACATGGATGCGCGCAAAGTCTCGTTCCTCATACACAGCGCGCCCTTCCTCTCTGCTTTTGGCAGGCTGCATTACAGGCTCGCGGAAGAACTCAACGTACAGGCGATCATCAGCCGCAAAGCGACTCTCGTCTGGACGATTCAAGATATTTGGCTCTTCAAAAACTGTAGGCGTGGTGGTTTGCACTTTGATTTCCTTTTGTGGTGATAAAACAACAGCGACAGGGGCCTAAGCCCCTGCCACTGTCACGAATTACAGCGTGGCACCAACGGTGGGATACGCGAGCATCGCGTCCGCGTTGGTGGCTTCAGCGCCGCCGGTAGCGGTGCCAAGCACAATGCCAACGATCGCTTCAGAGCCAGCCGTGCCATCATCGTCCAAAGCACCAACGGTGGCCGTGGTGTTCAGGCGCGTGCCCTTGGCAGCAGAAGCCAGCGTGCGAACGCTGCCCTTGCCGTAAATCTGGAACCAACCATACTGGTTGTCGGCCAAAGCAGCCTGCGCCACGCCGATACGAGAGCCGAAACCAGACGCGCCAGGAGCGGTCGTCGTGGTTGAAGCCATCGCAAAGTCAAAGCCAGTTGCCTCAACACATGCATAACCAGCAGCAGTCACGGCACCGTTTGCGCGACCATAAACAAACTCCTGGTAACCATTGTCGGGATCGTCGTAACCGCCGACAGTGCCAAGACGGAACGCAGGCGTCCCGGTCGCGGCAACCACATCAGTCTTGCTGATGCCAATCGTTGCTTGAGCCATTTTGAAAACTCCTCAACAAATCTGAACAAAAAACCCCGAGAAGGTGGTCAACCCATCCTCGGGGAAAGGCTGACCCACCACAGGCCCACCAAATTAAGCCTGCAGACGCCCCTGGAACTGCGCACCAGAGCAAGTCAGGTTTCCGGCCCAAGCCAGAATCTGGACTTCAGCGTCCTGGTTGATCGCATAACGCCTATTTGGCGACAGCGGAACCATGTTGCGCTGGGCGTGAGGACGCCACTTCAGATACTTGGTGTTCAAAAAGAAGCCAGTCGACGCGGGGCAATAGCCGCCGATACCGCCGTCCAGAACCACATCGGCGTCCATGAACTTGATGGACGGGAATCCGAGGTTAGCGCTGCCGGGGTCGGTGAAGCGCTGCTGAGCCTGCAAAGAACCCATGTAATAACCCCAGAAGATCGTGTCGAGCACGATCAAGTCAGGGCGGTCATTACCGCGGGTGCAAGAAGCCCACAGCGTATTCATCGCGGTCTGGATCGTGGTCGGCCCAGGCGTAACGGTGTTGTCGCTGAAGTCATACTTCTGCGAGCGCCAGAACGTCCAAGTACCACGGTCGATGCCACCGTAGGTGCCGGAGGTGTTGGTAGACGGCACTGCTGCGTCCAGACCCGTCACTTCCTTGCCGCCAGAGCCAGTACCGTCGCTGTAAACAGCATCAGCCAGCTTGTTGGCCATCGTCGACTCAGCGACGTTCAGGCGAGCTTCCATCAGGTCGATGAAGGCTTCCTTGCCGCTGTTTTGCAACATCTCCAGGCCGCTCATAACGACCGGGACAGCAAGCTGCTTGATGTTGAATTCAGCCGCAGAGATGACGTCTTGAGCCGCCACCGGCAGGAGGTCGTAACCGCTGTAGAAACCGGCGTTGCCGTTCTCGGCAAAGCTCAGCTCTTCCAGGATGACGTTGCCGCCGGAAATGGTCTTGACGTTGCCACGCTGCTGCAGACGCGCCAAAAGCGCGTTGTTCTTGGTGACGTTGTCCGCAATAGTGCGCGACCGATTCTGAATCGTGGTCGCAATGATGTCGGTGACCGACGTATTAGCGAAAGCCATATGAAAAGCTCCACATGAAGATGAACGAACACGCTTGCGCGTGCGCCAGTTTCGTGTGGCCTACGGAAGACCTTGGTCAGTCCGTTTCGCGTAGGTGGGCCCGAGGGGCTCCTAATGCTTTCGGTGGCTGTGCGGTGCTTTGAGGCACACAGGCGTGGCGTTTCCGCCACACCATGTTGTGATTAGACCACTATCTTGAATTCATCGCAATAGCTGCCTCAATCGCGTCGCGGATGTTGTCCGACTGCACTCGAGGAGCGCCCATTCCTGGGCCGGCTGACGTCACGCTTACAGCAGCAGAACGCGCCCGCTGCGCTGCATTTGCGCCGCCTTTGTTGCGCTGGCTCATGACCGACTGCACGCGGTCGTTCATCAGGCACGCCTTTTCATACGCCTGCTGCAGCGTCATTTCGACGCCGCGGCGTTGTGCGACCTCGAGGATGTCCGCCATTTCCTCGCGGACGTCGTTGGCAAACTCGGCACGATCCAGGAATTGCGCGACCTCGGACTCAGCCTTCTGCGCCGTCGCCACGCGCTGCTGTTGCTGCATCTGCTGGAATTGCGACATGAACTGCTGCACCGGGGCGAGCTGCTGCTGGATCGCCTGTTGCAGTTGCGATTGCACCGGGTCGGACGCCTGGGGTTGGCCCGCGAGCGCGGAGTCCAGCATCTCGACAAACTGGTTGCCGAACCTGCCAGTTCCGTACTGTTTCACCAAGCCAGCCATCATCTGCGCCAGCTCGGGGCCGGTGCTGGTGCGCAGCTTGACCGCCGTTGCCATCAGGTTGTCGATTGCTTGGGCGGGCGTGGCGTTCTCGGCGCGGATGTACGCCTCGTAAGGTGCCAGCACGCGGGCGAACTGCTCGGCGTTGCGGCGCAGCTCAACCGTCTCCTGCAGGGTGCGCTGCACTTCCTGCTCTCGGCGGGCGACCTCGGCGCGTACCGTCTCCGGCAACTGCGCCCAGTGCTCGCGGACGTCAGGACGCCACGAGGCAGGAGCCTTGTCGATCTTTGGTCCCGCCTTGGGACCAGGCGTGATTTCTGGCGCTTCGGTCTTTTTGAACTTGCCCTGCTCGTCGCGGGGGCGATCGGACTGCTCCTCGGCCAGCGCGTTCAGGTCTTGGGAGCCTCCATCCACAGACTGTGCAGTTGGCGCAGAGTCAGTGGAAACACCAAAGTCCACACTCGAGGACTCAGGTGCGGGCGTTGGTGCAGGGGATTCAATTGGTGCCGGCGCAGGGGCCTCGGGAGACGCTGCGATCGCCGCTTCAAGACTTTCACGGATGGATGTGGTGGGGTTTTCCATTTATCGCCTTCTGTTGTTAACTTCATGAATTGCCCGTTCGATGTCCGAGCGTTTGAATGAACCGCCTTGCTTGTAGTAGTTCTCGCGGGACTCTTTTTGCCTAGCCCACGATGAACTGAAGTCATCCACCGTGGTTAGACCTGTGCGCCGCATGTAATCGCGGTGTTTCTTACGGCTCGAGATGTCCGCTCCATCAGTCGCCCGCAGCCCGTCATAGCCGCGGTCGTTCCATAGCGCGCCGCGGTTGCGCGCTGTCTCGCGCTCGGGCGGGATGTAGTCCTCAGTGACCTCGATCATCTCGTAGGTCTGCGGGTCTTGAATGTATCTGCGGCGAGTCATTTCTTCCTCAGTGCTTGGGCGTGCATTGCCTGCTTGAGCAGCCTGCCGCCCTTGTCTTCTTGGTTGTACTCTTTGGCAACCTTGACGGGCACGCCAACCTTCTTGGCGAACTCCGGATCGTGCGCAGCCGCTGCCATCATTCGCGCTTGAGCTGGTGATTTGCTTGGCATTTCATCCTCACATCAAAAGCATGATTTCTTCTTCACGACGGCGCTTGATCCGCCGACGTTCATTTTCCGCCGCCCAAGCTGCAATGATCTGCTGAGCGCGCCGCTTTGCCTTGGCATACCGGACACGCTTTGCTTCAATCTCGCGCTCCTCGAGCACGCTGACGACCATCTTGGCAACCGCCTGCGCGTCAAATTGAGGCGGAACAGGAATTGTCGCTGTGGGGCCCGTCTTGGTGACGACTGTCACCTTGTCCTCGACCGTGACGACCTCGGCCTCGTCGGCGTCAACCGGATCAACCGCAGCCTCAATCAGCTTGCGTAGTTGAGCGCGCTCGTCTGCCTCTTCCTTGAATTTGCGCTTGCGCTTGATTTGCGGAATCCAACCGTCACCGCGGTCGGCAACAGGCGCAATGGGAACGACAGTAGGCGCAAAAAACGTCTGGGCGTTGGTGTACAGCCCAGGCTGCAGCGTCTGCGCTGGCGCAGATGGCTGACTGGAAAATGGTTGTTCGCTGAGTGACGAATAACCGAGCATGTCAGATCGTCACGTTGCCCGTGATGGTCACATTGCTAGTGATGGTGCCGTTAGGTGACGGCGGTGGGGGCGGCGTAGGCGCTGGCGGGTCGGTCGGGATGGGATAGTCCACCCACATCTGCTGGCTCTCGCTCCACTTCCACACATAGCCCTCGATAGGCTCGGGCTCCACAGGCCGCACCACCCAGCCGGGCGGGCACCACCATACTGTCTCTTCACCGGGCCCAGGCAGCGGAGGCTCAGGCACCTCCACCCAGCCCTCAGTGCCGTCAGTGTGATCTTTGGGGATCGACCCGTTTTTGCTGTAGATGGTCATCGCGTCTGGAAGGGTGCTGACGGAGGCGTGAAGTTGCCGGTGTACCGAGCGTAGCCGTTGGTGATGCGTAGCTCGTCGATGTAGCCGTTGTAATTATCAAAAGATGTGTTATTTCCGTTTGCGCCAACTATAGGTCTGTTGGTTCCGTTCAAATAATTTGTGGAATCGGTGTAAGTAGAACCTTCTTGAACGCCGTCCAAAAACAACTTAGTGCTTGTGCCGGATCTAGCCAAAGCAACGTGATACCATTGATTCAAGCTAATAGTTGTTGTTCCAGTAATTCTGTCGGCGCTATTAGCAATATAAATTAGTTTATTGCTGCTGTTTATATAAATTGTTGGATACGCGCCGCTGGTGCTGGCAGGTCTTGAGTCGTACAAAATTCTTGGCCCGTTAGCAGCAACGTACATCCAAAATTCAACAGTAAAATCACTTGTTCCAAAAGCAAGCTCTGATCGCCCCGGCATGGTCAGCCAATCCCCCGTCCCATCAAAGTACATGCTCGTCGTGCCAAACTTGGCCTGCGTCGTGCTGACCTGCAAGTTGCCAACAGTACGCACGTCGTTGATCGTCGAGGCGTCGTAGATGCCTGCGTTGGTGAAGTTCAGCAGCAGGCTGGTGTTGGTGATGGCGGTGAGGGGAGTGGTGGGGGGAGTGAAGTTGGCGGTGTAGACGGCAGTGCCTTTGACTAGGCGGAAGTTGCTGATGTAGCCAGGAAAATACGCGGTAGCCGCGCCAGTAATTCCGTATCTACCCGCCCCAATAAGTGCATCGGAATTAGACAAAGTTCTTGCTGTTGTGCTAGTTCCTTGGCTGACGCCATTTATATAAAGTGTCCAAGTTCCTGAC